AATGTGTGTCGCTCGGTTTGATGAAGATACCAAAGAGTCTTTCATTGACCTCTACACCAAGGTTGATGCTGGTGTGATGACCAGTAATGATGAAGAGGCTTATTCAGAGGATGGTGTTCCTAATGATTTTGATGGTGCCATCTAATCGTTATATATACTACACAAGGCAATTCGTAAGTCCTTGGAAGGGAGTTTCGGTTGGTTCTCCATAAAAACCAACTACTTTAACGTATCGCCTTATTGGGATACAAACACAGTCTTGCTTAGTAAAGGAGATTTAAAATGGTAAGCAACACATTAACACTACTCGACAATTTTAACAAACTAACACCCTATGCAGTTGGGTTTGATCGTGTATTCGACAACCTCAATCGTTATGTGGATAATAACAGAAATTCCACAGGGTTCCCGCCTTATAACATTCGGAAGGAAGGTGATTATAACTATGTCATTGAAATGGCCTTGGCGGGATTCGGTAAAGATGATATCGAAGTAGAAATTGCCGAAAATACTCTTTCGGTTCGGTCAGATGGAAAGAAAGACTCAGATGACTCGGTATATCGAGGCATCTCTTTCAGACGGTTTGATCGCAAGTTCACACTGGCTGATGATATCATCGTCACTGGTGCTTCTCTGGAGAACGGTATGCTCACAGTTGATTTAGAACGTGTAGTGCCAGAAGAGAAGAAGCCTCGACTTATTGAGGTAAAATAATTGGGAAGGGGGATTGACAAAATCCCCCTTTTCCTTTATTATGGTATTAATTATGAAAGGTATATTTGAATGATTGAAATGGAGACACATATTAAACCAGCCGTCACCCTTGGAAAAGTTGTTTTTGGTCAAGAGGTGGTTGATGAGTTAATCGAAGAAGTAGAAACATTAAGGAATAGTGGTGATAATGCTGGTGATAAATTAGTTGGTCAACTCCATAATGATGAAAAATCAAAACAAGTATCTTTAGATTTTGAGACTGATGTTGGCAAGAAGTGGAAGAAACTTATGGACGGCATCGGCGACAAGTATCTTACTGATATGGTAGGCCGACTTGCTAAATCTGAATGTTTTGAAGCATGGACAAATCACGCATATGCTGGAGATTATAATCCATTTCACACGCATGGTTGCCGCACCTATGCTGGTCTTTCAGCATTTATGTGGTTGAAGAATCCAAAATCTATTGAAGAGGCATGGGATGAATGGGTATCTGAATTACCAGAGGGCGCTCCTAAAATTCCAAATTTAAATAACGCAAGTGGTGTTATTGATGGTTGGACTCAATGTGTGTGGAGCACAACCACTAATCAAGATACGATGGCACTACACCCGCCTGGACAAGAATGGTTTAAACCCACAATTGGACATTTATGGATTTTTCCAAACTGGTTGCATCACCAAGTGTATCCATTCTTTGGGCCAGGAGAAAGACTTTCAATTGCAATGAATTGGAATGTTCATGACTCTGATGAGCAGTTGTTGCTTGGTAAGAGTGAAGAACAGAAACAAGAATTCTATGCGTTTCAAGAGGATCGTAAGAAAGAGAAAGAAATCTTAGACAAAGCAAAAGAGGATGGGTTTTGGGAAAAGTAAATTACAAATACAACGAAGGCAAAACTCTTGCTGAGTTGAAAGAGTATATCGACTCCACCTATGATGAACATTATAGTAAGAACAAGTTTCAAGCCACAGAGTTCATCATTGATGGTGGCCATGGTGAAGGTTTCTGTATCGGGAATATATTGAAGTATGCTCAACGGTATGGAAAGAAAGATGGAAAGAACAGAAGGGACTTGTTAAAAGTAATTCACTATGGTATTATAGCATTGTACATTAATGAAATGGAAGAGAGTGAAAATGAAACTAAGTGATAATACAATTTCTGTGTTGAAGAATTATTCCACAATCAATCAAAACCTGATGATTAATATGGGTTCAACACTTTCCACAATGTCTGCTATGAAGAATATTGTGGCAAAAGCTACAGTTGAAGAAACATTTGAGAAAGATGTTGCTATCTATGACTTGAATGAGTTTCTTGCATCTATGTCTTTATTTGATAAACCGGAATTAGATTTCCAAGATGATTTTGTAATGATGAGGGGTGAAAAAAACAACTCATTAAGATATTGGTATTCTGATCCTAGTGTTGTAACTACAGTATCTAAGGCAATTGAAATGCCGGAATGTGAGGTAGAATTTACACTATCAACTGAACAACTAGCTGAAATCACTAGGGCTGCTGCAACTATCGGTGCGCCTGATATGGTATTGGAAAGTGGAAGCATTAAAGTTACTGATAAGAAAAATGATACTGCTAACTCATATAGTATGAGTGCGTTTGAAGATACCAGTGGTGTTGATTATAAGTTTTGGTTTAAAGTTGAGAACCTAAAACTAATGCCAGGAACATATGATGTTTCTGTCAGTTCTAAAAAGATTTCTCATTTCCAAAATACAAATGTAGATATTGGATATTTCATTGCTCTTGAACCAGAATCATATTACGGTTGAGGTGAGGAATGGAAGATTTCTTATGGGTAGAAAAGTATCGTCCTAAAACCATTGATGATTGTGTGCTGCCAGATGCGTTGAAACAAACGCTATCAGAGTTTATATCTAAAGGTGATATACCAAATCTAATTCTGTCTGGTGGACCTGGCGTTGGTAAAACAACTGCTGCTAAGGCCATGTTAGATGAACTTGGTTTGACATACATGTTCATTAATGGTTCTGAAGAGTCTGGTATTGATGTTCTTAGAACTAAGATTAAGAACTTTGCTTCCACTGTGTCTCTACATGGTGGTCGCAAATATCTTATTCTGGATGAGGCAGATTATCTAAATCCACAATCAACTCAGCCTGCATTGCGTGGTTTCATTGAAGAGTTCCACAAAAATTGTGGTTTCATTCTAACCTGTAACTACAAGAATCGTTTGATACCACCATTGCATTCTCGTTGCAGTGTGGTAGATTTTACAATTCAAAAGTCAGAGAAAAAAGAATTGGCTGAACAATTCTTCCAAAGGGTTATGAATATTCTCGTAGTAGAGGAAATCAAATTTGAACCAAAGGCAGTTGCAGAAGTTATCAATAAGTTCTTTCCAGATTGGAGGCGAGTGATAAATGAACTCCAAAGATACTCTGTGTCTGGTAGAATTGACGCTGGAATACTGGTTGATATTTCAGAGGTAAATATAAAAGAACTTATGCATTCTATGAAACAGAAGGAGTTCACTAATGTTCGCAAATGGATTGTCAATAATATCGACAATGATCCTACTCGTTTATTTCGGCGCCTTTACGACAACCTGTATGATTATATGGATGGTTCTAGTATTCCCCATATTGTCGTTATTCTGGGTGAGTACCAATATAAAGCGGCTTTTGTCGCAGACCAAGAAATCAACATGCTTGCCTGCCTAACAGAGATTATGGCTAGAGGTAAATTTAAATGACTGAATATGAAATGCAATTACCGGCTGGAACCGCTGTCCAGTTGAAAGGTGTTGAACTTAGCATGGAAGAATTTCATCTTGCATATTTGTTTGACAAGTTAAGAAAGGACTTTGGTTTTCTAGAGAGTGCAAAAAACCAAATGCCTGTTGATGGTGACGGGGAAGTTATGCCCATGTATACCTATCCTTGCCATGAATATCTAAACTCTATAGATTGGAACGGTGCAGATGTGTTTGAATATGGCACTGGATTTTCTACAGTGTGGTGGAAAAATAAAGGTGCAAATGTTCATGGTGTAGAACATAACAAACAATGGTATGAAAAGGTTGATGGTAAGAAGTTAGGACATATCATACTTTGCAATGATGTAGACCAGTATCCTAATGCTATCAAAGGTTTTCAGAATAAGAAGTTTGATGTGGTTGTGATAGATGGACTTGTGAGATATGAGTGTGTGGAGCCAGCAGTATCAAGTTTAAAGCAGGGTGGTATAATCATATTTGATAACTCTGACTGGCATAGAAATACAAAGGAATTATTAGATACAAAAGATTTAATTCCTATTCATTTTCATGGTTTCAAACCTACACATGTAGACAGTCAAACCACTTCTGTCTATATGCACAAAGAGTTCTCAAGAAAAGCTAGGAGTATTATTCCTATGGGTGGAACAAAAAGAGCACCACACATGACAGATAAGCCTAAAGATTATCAACCAAAAGTCGGTGAGGTCATGCAAGGCAGACCAGAAGAATTAGAATATAAACAATAATTTCCCTTGACAACCGCATTCTTATGTTTTATAAATATATAGAGTTATTTGTATCATATGGAGAAAGCGGTTGTCACTTAAAAAACATATCCATCTAGTAAAACCGAGAGATGAATCCCATGTCAACCATGTGGATAGGATTCAAGAATTATTGATTGAGAGTCCAAAGTCCGATAGGTATGAAAAGAATATAGCTGCTGCCCTTGATAAAATAAAGGGCGTAACGGCTGAAAGACCTAAAGTTTCATCAGCATATGCAGATATCTATGTTACAGCGCAAAATGGTAACGCTTGTTGGATAGAAGTTAAAATGAATCATACAGATAATCTAGGAAATCCTAGAGTATATTATGATGGAAAAAAGTGGGATACGACATATACAATGCCTTCCGCCCACAAATCAGTAGAACTATTAAATAAATCAGATGAAACTAAACTCTTTGTTGAAGCGATTTCAAAATTTTCGGGAATAAAAAATCCTAAAATACCCACATCAAAATTGGGAAGAGGGACCAATTTCCGTGGATTAAAGGATAAGGATGCTGTTCCTCTAGAGGTTATGAGAGAATATTTTTCTCAGCCGGGAATTAATAGATATATAATGACTGAACCAGATGTTAATTTGGGAAAAGAAGTTACAGACCACTATCTAAAGGGAAAAGCAGAACCAGCATATTACATGCAAGCCGGTGATGACTTTTATATGATTGGTAGGTCAAATCCTTTAAAATTAAATAAAAATATTCCCTTGCTAGCTGGCGCAGGGCCGTTTAGAATGAGAATTGCAACAAGGTCAGATTACTATGAGGTTCAAGCAGAGTTAAAAATTCAAGAGATGCCAAAAAGTAGATATTCAATAATGCCTGGCACCAAGAAAATAAATCCTTTTAAGAGATAGTAAATGATTAGTTTTGGACAAATGCTCACAGAGGGTAAGGCAGGAAAAAACCTTCACCTAGAACACCTAGAGGATGAAATCCTTAATTTTGGTGTTGATGGTGGACGGGCTGCTATCAACTTCTTACGTTCTTTGAGAGACATGCTTGCTGGTTCAAGTCG